TGACCCCCCCCGACCTGATCCTCACCGACGCCGCCCTCTCGCATCAGATCAGCCTCCTGCGCTTCACCGCGGGGGAGCGGAATCACGCCTTGCCTTTTTTCGGCCTTCCCCCCTTCGCCCCGTTGGCGCGTGAGCTGGCGGATTTGCGGGGAGATTTGGCAGCGCCGCCCTTGCGGCCCAGAGCAGAAGCAACACCCGATAAATCAATATCGCCTCCAATCAATGCAATATCCAGCTCCTTGCCTTTGGTGAGATGGTCCGCTATCTCCTGCGGGGAATATGTGTTGATATACGCCCCGTTGGATATTGTTACCATCCCCGGTTTTAGCTCCCCATCACTACTTCCGCAGTACAATTCAACAACGAAACTGTTGCAATACATCCACAGGAGAAGCGTTCCCTGCGTGACAGCGGCGGTTTTATCGGGTTCTATTTTCCGGCGTCCAAACTCCCTGACCAGGCCGCTTGCCGATACATCAAATCTCATGCCGTCCTCGTATTGTGCCATTTTATGCCTCCGTGCAGTTTGGGTTTATCTCGTTTTCAACTATGTTTTTGGCCGACTCTTTGGACGTCGCCGCCTTGCCGTACCCATGATAGCGGTCGTACAAGACCCAGGAGGCGTCAAGCTGCTGCGGGATGATGTAGAGGATCTTTTTTGTCCCGACCGTCTCATTGAGCATGTAGGCCTTAACGTCGCTTTTTCTCATCTTCTTGTCCTCCTCCTCGTGATGGCTATCTTGTATCCTAAGCTGTTAGGTTTGTCAAGGATTATTTTCAATAAGGCGAGGTGATTTATGTCGGACGCTGTGGATCAACTTCTTGCCGATGATGCTATATCCCACCAAATACGCCTGTTACATTTCACGGCGGGGGAACAAAAAAAAATATATAATATTATCGGCAGGATGCAGGCCGAATTAGTTTCTAAGTTGAACAGCGGCCTCTCCGACTATGGGAAAAAGAGAGTTTATGCCCTGTTAGAAAAGTGCAGCTCCATGATCGGTGAAAACTATAAGCAAATGCTACCGCTGACGACTGATGACTACTTACTGCGGACTGCCCAAAGGTACGAAAGCGCCGAAGAATTTATTGACTCACTCGCCAAGTATTACCATGGGACCGTGCAGGGTGGGTTTAAGGAATTCACCAACGAATTTCTTGGAACACGGACAGGTGCGGCAAGCGCACAAAAGGGTATTTTTTTTACCACAAACAAAAGGGTAGCCGATACTTACGCCGAAATTATAGCAGACAAAAGTGCGGACGCTTGGGATTTTTTGGGACCTGAGTTCAAAATAGAGGCAAAGAAAGAAATTTCCCGGGTATATGAAACATATTTACACATGAAAAAGACTTATGTGTATGATTTCAAAGGTAAAGCGTACAGGGATGTAACTTTCAGCGATATTATGGACAAGGCAAAAAAAGAGGGTTACGATAGCGTACTCTTTAAAAATGTAAATGACGCATACGGTAGCGCGGTAAACCCAATTAAGGCCGATATTTATGCGGTTTTCGATGCTTCGCAAATCAAGACAAAAGAGCAGATGGCGGAGATATGGAAGAATGCCCCCAAGGGCACTGACCATTACTCCCTGGCAAAGCTGGAATCAGAGACAGCCATTGAATCAATGGCTCGAATCGGCCTTGAGGCTGCCCTCCCTACCGAGGCCATGCTCCAGGCCCTGGTGAATGGCTCGCTCATCGAAGGCGCCCCCTCCTCTGCATGGTGGGCGAAACAGAGCGAGGATCTGCAATTCAAATTCGCGGCCCAGGTGCGACAGGGAATCGCCCAGGGCGAAACAGTGATGCAGATCGTGCGGCGGGTAGCAGGATCGAAGCGGCTGGGAACGGCCGGGATCATGGATGTGTCCCGGAGGAACGCCTTTGCTCTGGTCCATACGTCGGTGCAACAGGTGGCGAACGATGCCCGCCTTGCTGTCTTCCAGGCAAACGCGGACATCCTCAAGGGGGTGCGTCAGGTTTCGACCCTGGACGGTCGAACCTCTCCCATCTGTATAGCCTACTCAGGCGGACAGTGGGACCTGGAAGGGAAACCGATCAACGGGACTAAACTCCCCTTCGCCGGGGGGACGCCCCGGCATTTCAACTGCCGGTCTGTTTTGGTCCCGATTACTAAATCATACCGGGAACTCGGCCTTGACATCGATGAGGTTCCCCCGAGCACCCGCGCGTCCGATCTCGGGCAGATCCCGGCGGATACGACCTTCGCGGAGTTTCTCAAGCGGCATGATGCGGCCTATGCCGATAACCTTCTCGGGCCGGGTCGGGCAAAGCTCTGGAGGGAAGGGAAGATCACGCTTAACCAACTCCTGGACGGTAGCGGGAGGGAATTGACATTGAAGAAACTGAGGGGGAAATGATGAACGAATCGTATCAAGAACGCCGGGAAGAGCGCCTTCGATATGCGAGGGAATATCTCCAAAAGCACAAGGAGAAGATTCACGAATATCAAAAAGCGTACCGAGCGAGGAAAGGGGAACATCTCTCCGCATACCGGCGGGATTTATACCGGAGAAATGGCAGGAATAGAAAACCGCAGGATTTTTCCAAGATCAGCGAGTGGAAGGCCAACAACCCTGAAAAAGTAAAAATTCATGCCGCCGTCTATCGGGCACTCAAGAGAGGAGAGATTATTAAACCCGAGTATTGTGCCCGGTGTGGTCAAAGAGCACGGTTGTCATGCCATCATTTTAACTATCTACATTTCATGAATTTCATATGGTTGTGCTCCTCATGCCACAAAAAAGAACATAATATTTCAAATAATTAAAAATGGTTGTTGACAGTGTAATTTTCCATGAAAGAATGTGCTCACACATAGGCGTATCGGGGCTTCCCAAGGGGAGGCCGAAATCGGGCAAGGCCCACAATCACTCCAAGGGAGATAACAGAAGATGGCGTACGATCCGAACGATGCAGACACCAAGGCGGCGGTAGCGGCGGCAGTCAAGGCGGCCATCGATGAAGAGACCAGGGGCCTTAAAGCGAAGGTCACCGAGCTCATGGAATCGCTGAAAAAGGCGAAGAAGGGGCAGGAGATCGACCCCGAAGATCATGCCCGGCTGGAGCGGGAACTCGAAGAGACGCAGGGGAAGCTGACCGAGGCCGAGAAGAAGCTGAAGACGGCAACCACCGAGGCCGAGAAGCATAAGAAATCCTATGAATCAGAGTCTCAGCTTACCCATCGACTCCTCGTCGACAACGGCCTGACGGAGGCCCTGTTGAAAGCAGGCGTCAAGCCCGAGTTCCAGAAGGCCGCGAAAGCCATGCTCGCCGGGCAGGTGGTCCTGGTCGCCGAGGGCGACAAGCGGATCGCCAAGGTCGGGGACAAGACCCTTGCCGATTTTGTTACCGAATGGGCCAAGGGTGATGAAGGAAAACATTTCGTCGCGGCAGCAGGAAACGGCGGCGGCGGATCAGGTGGCAGCGACGGAAAGGGCGGCGGAACCCAAAAGAAGTGGGGAGAGATGACCCTTGATGAACGCACCGCCTCATGGAAGGCAGATCCCGTAAAGGCTAAGGCTCTCCAGGACGCGGCTTAAGCAACGCGAAGCACCATAGTACCGCTCTTTTGATAATATAACCGCTATCCCAAGGGGAGACGCGGCAGACAAACGGCAAGGCCGGACCCAAGGGGTCACAAATCGTGACTCTCTAGTCCGGCCTTTTTTATTGCCCAACGCGCAACGTCAGCAAGACTCTGAAAGGAGAAAGGAAAATGTCCGAAACACGAATCACCAACATCATCGTCCCGGAGGTCTTCTATCCGTACATTGCGGAGCGGAGCCTGAACATGAACCCGTTTTTTCAGTCGGGGATCATCGTCATCTCACAGATGATCGTCGACTTCCTGGCCGGTGGCGGTAAGACCTCAAACATCCCGTTTTGGAAAGACCTGACTGGCGACGCCGATGCACCGTCCGAGACCGTGGCCGACACGGTGAATGCCCTCAGCACGGATAAGATGATCGCCGTTCGGCAGATCCGGCACAAGGCATGGGGTGCGAACGCCCTCTCCGCGGCCCTGTCGGGCGCGAACCCGGTTGAGCAGATCGGGAACCGCGTGGCCGGCTTCTGGGCCAAGTATTTCCAGACCAATCTGATCCTCTGCATCCGGGGCGTAATCGCCGACAACGTGGCCGACGATGCCAGCGATCTCGTGGTCGACATCTCCACCGAGGACGGAGACGCGGCAACCGCAGCGAACAAGATCAGCGCCACCAAGACCATCGACGCAATCATGAAGTTGGGCGATCAGTTCAGCGACCTCACGGCGATCGCGGTCCATTCCGTCGTCTACACGACAATGGTCAAGAATGACCTGATCGACTACGTCAAGGATTCCACCACGAACGTGATGATCCCCTACTACATCGGCCTCCGGGTCATCGTTGACGACGCCCTTCCTGTGATCGCCGGCGGAACGAGCGGGTATAAATACCATTCCTACCTGTTCAAGCCCGGTGCTGTGGGCTTCGGCGAGAACCCCAGTAAGATCATCCCCGTGGAGCCGTGGCGTGATCCGTCCAAGGGTTCCGGCATCGATGTTCTCTATACCCGCCGGCAGTTCTCATTTCTCCCGGCAGGCTTTGCCTGGAACAAGGCGGACAATAGCGCGATCACCCCGGCGGATGCGGATCTCTATGCCGCGACCTCCTGGGATCGCGTTTACAACCTCAAAAACACGGGCATCGTCTGCATCGTGTCGAACGGTTAAGGAGGTGTGAATCATGAATAGATTCAAACTTTTTGCGTCGATATTCATCTCCCTGGCGCTCATCTTCGCGCTCACAGGGATTGGGCAGACCGCCGGGGCGCAGCTCGTCCGGCACCGATACAGCCCGGACTTTCAGGCCCTCTCGTCTGCGATCAATGGGGCTCCGCTCCCCTACATCCGGGGGACCTGGTACTACGTCAACCCGGATACCGGGGTCAATACCAGAGATGGTCTGTCCATCACCGAGGCTGTCGCGGATATCGTGACGGCCTATGGCCGGTGCACAAGCGGCGCGGGCGACGGCATCGTCGTCCTGTCCGCGGGGACCGGAACGGCAGCCGACACGACCAGCTATCTCAAGCAGAGCCTCGCATGGTCGAAACATGGGATCACCACGGTC